CCCATGTTCGTGGAGACCTCTTGTGACCATCACTCTAGACTGGAATGAATAGAGATAACGTTCAATCAATTGGTCCACCAGTGACACAGAAAATATAAGTCGCCAACGACCATCTTTCACCTTAGAGGCGGAATGTGGTTCGTCTTTGACGAAGGTACGCACGGGATCAACCGCTCCGAGCGCAACCATCTCAGTGGGGGTGAGATTTTGTGTAGGGGTAAATGAGAGGATATACAACAAACGAAGTCTGATCATGACAGTTTCAACAACAAGTTGTCTATAATTGTCTATCATACCTCCGTTGGTACGCTCCATCAACATCCACGGATATCCTGGACTGGCCGCTCGATTCACGTCGAGTAGCAAGTCTGAGATCCTTACACGCATTCTCTCAAAGGCATCGTCCGACACATCAATAAACCCATCGTTCGAGAACAACTGACCATAAGGGCCAGGAATTCCAGTCTGAGTGGCTTCAACATTGAAATTATCCTTTACCTCTTGTTGGGAGGCGTTGGACATTTCTGTGAAGGCGTCGGCTGCAGTAAGTCCGCCAAGGTCGAAATGACTCTGGCGACTTCTGAGAGCTTCAGCGAATTTGTCATGTTGGAACGCAAGGGAGCGGAGCTCTGCTTGGGTACCTCTGTCTGGGTTACTGTATTCTCCTGGGATGAGGACCGTTGAGCCTTCTTCGACCGCTGACGACGACGGCGTTGGCCGCGGCTTAGCGGAGGGAGGCTTGACGACTCCAGCAGATTTGTAACCGGAACACTTGAGTCCGAGGGTACTAGCATCGTGTCCTGCGAGGGCGTGTGCCCAAGCAAGTCTCGACGCGAGCGATTCCCAAGAACCCACAGCGGTTTCCCTGAGTAATTCGAATGACCACGCCTCAGGGCAGGTGGCCACACACGAAAATCCAGCGTGTCGTCGGTCTGAGCGGAATCATCTGAACCCGACCTTAATAGATCAGTTAAAGTGGTTTCGTCGACCGTAGAAGGCACAACGGAATGAGGTACGTCTGTCTGTGTCTTGGACCGATTAAGATCTAACACCCTGGAGACCAAGCTCTTCTTCACCGGGCGGCGGGGAGGAACTGGCTCGCGAAAGACGCGACCGGGAACAGCTGCTTTATCAACAGAACTCAACGGCGATTTCTTGAGCCCTTTCAACACTGAAGAGTGAAGCGGGATATGGGAAACACCAAGGTCGGCATCTAAGTCAAGCTTTACCTTCTCAAGCATCCTGCCAGCTGTGGGGCCAACAATTTGTGATTTCGGTAAGCGACTAGGAGCCCTATTCGTTCGTGAAGGTGAGCATCCTTCCATGTTAGACTGAAAATAATCTTCATCATCCTCGTCCTCCATGATCTGAGCCCATGACAGCGCTTCTAAGTCTTTGTCGAGATCAACCGAAGTATCAAACGCCTGTGCCTTATAACGCTTTGTTCCATCAACATTGGAAGCAACCTGGTACTTCACCCCGCGAAGGGCGAAATCATGGTAAGCTTCCGCAATCAAATCCGGATCCTTTGTCCATTTTGTGCGACGGCCGAAGTCAGCGGATTCATTGAACCCAGAAGACACAATCTCAAAGAATCCAATTCTAACTGAGACGTTTTTGCGGTCATCACGCGCAGAGACGTGGACGGATACGACATCACCTGACGAATTAAGTACAGGCGCGCCCGAGAAGGACTGTCGCGTAGAACAACTGTGCAGTAACTCATGCATCCGACTACCTTCCCAGTACAGCCCGGTAGCGTACGCCAACC